TGTTACAGGATAGATTGTATATACGTAAAAAGTCAGGTTTGAAAGAAGTACATGATGAGCGTGATGAATATGATAATCCTAGACAAGGTAGAGATTATGGCAAAGGCAATCTATTTGTAGATCCAGGCTCAAATGAATTTAAGAAAGAAGTACATCTTGGCGCTAATGACGGTGAACGAGGCAGACCTAAAAATCTAAAAGGTGTTTCAAAAGCATTGCCAGCTGATGCGTTTGGTCGTACTACAGGTAAGATTCCGGATAGTGCAAGACCTACGTCAAATCCAGATCCCTTTCCTCCAGTTAAGATTTTAAAAAATCACGAAAAGTGGATATATCCTCCTAAATCAAAGAAAAGTGTGGATGAAGCTGATATGAGCCGTAGAGGATTTTTAGGAAACGTAGGTAAGGCAGCCGGTGCTGGCGCATTAGCTGCCGCAGGATTAGGTGGTGCAGGTAATGCTCAGGCATTTAAGGGAACACTTCCCGCACGTGCTCCTCGTATCTCTGAAGATGAGGCCGAAGCTCAACTTAAAGAATTAAAAAGTACAGCATATAAAGAGTTAGCAAGTATGGTATGGGGTGCATGGCCTAGTATACTGGATACGACTTTTGGTGTTGGCACACCTGCAGATAAGCCAGCAACACCTGAACAAATTGGTAAAATGTTAGGATACAGATTAGCTGAATATGCTGAAGAATATAGACAAAAAGTTAGAGCAGTTAAAGTAGCAGCCGGAGTAAGAGATCCTCAAAGTTTAAATAAAACAACTGCCGCAATTTATGTTAATGAACAAGAGATGGATGAGGGCTGGAGTCAAAAGTATAAAAGTAGTATCAACTGTAGTCATCCTAAAGGTTTTAGTCAAAAGGCGCATTGTGCTGGTAAAAAAAAACACAATGAAAGTATTGACAATGTTATGGAGATGACTTGTCCTGATTGTGGTATGTGTGAAACTCACGGTGACAATTCAAAAGATCAATTAGATGAATTGAAATGCTGGTCTGGTTATCATAGAGTTGCTGGTACAAAAGCTGGCTTTCCAGGTAGTTGTGCAAAAAATAAAACTAATGAAGAACAACATAGTTGCCCACACTGTGGTGGCGAAATGGTTAGTGAAGAATTAATGAACGAAAAGAAAGATGCTTGCTACTACAAAGTTAAGAGCCGTTATAAAGTATGGCCAAGTGCTTATGCCAGTGGTGCATTAGTTAAATGTCGTAAAAAAGGCGCAAGCAACTGGGGCACAGGCGGAAAGAAAAATGAAAGCTCTATACTAGAGGGTATTGAACAAGCAGATGAAAGTTTGCACGATTGGTTCAATAAAGAAAAATGGGTTCGTATGGATACTAAAGGAAACATTAAAGGTCCATGTGCAAAAGAACCAGGAGAAGGCAAACCAAAATGTTTGCCACAAAGTAAAGCACATAGTCTAGGTAAAAAGGGTCGTGCTAGTGCCGCTCAACGTAAGCGTAGAGAAGATCCTAATCCAGAGCGTAGTGGTAAAGCTATCAATGTTGATACAAAGAAAAGTAAAGGTTAATAATGTTATCAGATAATTTAAAAGTACTATTAGCTAGTACACAAAGTTTTGCTATCAAAACACAAAACTTCCATTGGAATACAGAAGGAAGTAATTTCCCACAATATCACAAATTCTTTAATACATTGTACAAAGATGTAAATGCCACTATTGATCCTATTGCTGAATATATCAGAATCTTAGGTCACTATACTCCTGGCAGTTTGTCACGTTATACTGAATTAAGTATCATACAAGACCAAACTAAAGTGCCAAGAGCAGAACTTATGTTTGTTGAGTTACTACAAAATTGTGAAACAATGTCAGAACTTGTTGTTGCTATGTTTGACGAAGCTACAAATGAACGTCAGCAGGGTATTGCTAACTACATGGCTGAATTACAAGACTTATACGGTAAGAAAGCATGGTTCATTCGTTCTACATTAAAAAGAGAACGTGAGTAATGAGGGCAACAGAATTTATTAATAAGGAAATACCTTTTGCAGACGGGTATTTGGTTGTGAGCAAACACTTTATTAATGATAGAAGTGATGGTTCCAATCGTAACATTCCTATAGAAAAAGTCCTTCGAGTTTTACATAAGTTAGAAACTACACGTGGACATGAACTAATGAAAATGCCATATATTACTTTTGCAGTTAAAACTCCTGATTTAGGAGTAGCAGTAGCCAAACAAAAAGATAATCAAGGTGAAAATGCATATATTGTATTAACAGCACATCCTACGTTACAATTATCACCGGATGAGGATGTATTTTATTTAGAAGAACAAGAAAATCCTAAAATAGATTTGACACCAAACTATCCTAACTATGAAGTATTAGTGGGAGAGTTTATTGGCATGAAAAAGAATAGAGCAAGATTCTTAATTGTAGCATCTGAACTTAAGCCAGGGGTACGTGAGACAGATAAGATATTTAGAGCAAAAACAACTAATACTCCAATCAGTGTTGAAATAAGTAAAGTACGTAATCGTACAGTAGTAGGATAAACATGAAAAAAATATTAATAGCAATAACACTAACATTAACAACTATGGTAGTATTTGCTCAAAAACAAAAGCCAATGAATATATATGACTTCCCAATCACTAGAGTTATTGATGGAGATACTGTAGCATTTCAAGCAACATTTTTACCCCCACCGTTAAAACAAGAATTAAGTATTCGTGTGTTTGGTGTTGATACACCTGAAAAAGGTCATAGAGCGCAATGTCCAAGTGAAGATCAACGTGGTCAGGCTGCTTCTGCATTTACAAAGAATGCTATAGCTAAAGCACAGAAACGTCAAGTAGCTATTGCCGATTGGGATAAGTATGGTGGACGTGTATTGGGTGATATAATACTTGATGGACAAAGTTTAAGAATGATGTTAATACAGAATGGATTTGCAAGAGAATACTACGGAGAAGCTAAAACTTCTTGGTGTAACTAACACACCTTAGGACCGGTACTAGTTACCGTGGTGTAGGCGGCTTCTGCCTTAAGTTATCCAATTCGCTACTGGACCTTATAAGTGAGCATAAATACTAATATGAGAGCAATAGAACTATACGAATCAGCCGCAACTGACCTAGCTAAGAAACTTCCTAGCTTAGAGAAGCACGACTATAATACCATTGATAAGTTAATGAAAAAGATAGCAAAGAAACATCGTATAACCGGTGATGCATTGCATGATTTGTTTGTTAGAAAATATCATAAGACTCCAGACAGTTGGATTAAAGACAAACTAGATGAGAATGAACAAGAAGATTTGAATAGTAATCCTATTGTAAAGAAGTTTCTTGCTTGGACAAGTAAGAAGTTGAATTTAGAAAATACTCCAAAGATAGAGTTTAGTTATGATAGCGAAGAAGCACAAGAAGGTCATCATACTGGTAGACATAATCCAGATACGGGTGAAGTATGGGTTTATTGTGCCAATAGAAATTTAGTAGATATACTACGTACGGTGTTTCATGAATTAACACATGTACGTCAGGGTGAATTAAATATGATTAAGCCCGGTGATAGTTATCCAGGTAGTCCAATAGAAGCAGAAGCAGACGTAATGGCTGGCAAGTATATTAAAATATTTGGCAAGGCCCATCCAGAAATATTTCAATAAAGAGTAACAAATGTCAATAACAATTACAGGTGGAATAACATTAAATGGTGGTGGTTGGACTATAGTTGCACCACCGGAAGGTAAAAAAGCTATATTTGGATTTGGAAATACTGGTGTTGCTAGTGTAGCAATAACTAACTTAGTAAGTAATACCGGAGTAGTTGCAACAGATACAGCAGGCGTCGGTACTGCTAGTGAGCAACGTGCGGCCTCAGGGTACGGCACAGATAAAGCTATATTTGGTTATGGAGTTACTAGTGTTAGGATATCAATAACTAATTTAGTAAGTAATACCGGAGTAGTTGCAACAGATACTTCAGGTGTTGGTACTGCTAGACGACTTTTGGCGGCCGCAGGTTATGGAACTGATAAAGCTATTTTTGGATATGGAAATACTAGTGGCGGTGATGTATCAATTACCAATTTAGTAAGTAATACAGGTGTGGTTGCTACTGATACAACAGGAGTTGGTACTGCTAGAAGTAATTTAGCAGCCGCAGGTTATGGCACAGATAAAGCTATTTTTGGTTATGGGGAAAGTCCTGCTACGGCAATAACTAATCTAGTATCAAACACAGGCGTAGTTGCAACAGATACTTCAGGAGTTGGTGTTGCTAGATTCGGATTAGCAGCCGCAGGTTATGGAGGGGATAAAGCTATATTTGGCTATGGATTGGCAGCATCGCCATTTGGGGCTACCGCTATAACCAGCCTAGTATCAAATACGGGTGTTGTTGCATCAGATACAACTGGTGTCGGTACTGCTAGATATTATCTTGCAGCCGCAGGTTATGGCACTGATAAAGCTATTTTTGGTTATGGTAATGGTCCAGTATCAATGACCAACTTAGTATCAAACACCGGGGTAGTTGCTACAGATACTACAGGGGTAGGTACTGCTAGAACTACATTATCGGCCGCAAGTTACGGTTAAACAAAAATCATACACATTAAAAGAAAAGTAATAAAATATGTCAATAACAATAACAGGTGGGATTTCATTTAGTGGAAGTTTAGATATAGTTGCACCACCGGCTGGTAATAAAGCTATATTTGGATATGGAAATACAGGAATTGCACCATTTAATACAGCAATAACCAACCTAGTAACAAACACCGGTGTAGTTGCAACAGATACTACAGGTGTTGGTACTGCTAGGAATGGACTTACGGCTGCTGGATATGGTACTGATAAGGCTATATTTGGATATGGGTATGCTAATCCGTCAGCACAATCAATGACTAATCTAGTATCAAATACAGGTGTTGTGGCTACAGACACTGCAGGTGTTGGTACTGCTAGAGATACACCTGCGGCCTCAGGTTATGGAACTGATAAAGCTATATTTGGATATGGACAGACGGCCGGCGGGTCAAAGCTTTCAATGACCAATCTAGTATCAAACACCGGGATAGTTGCTACTGATACTACAGGCGTTGGCACTGCTAGAAACGCACTAGCAGCCGCTAGTTATGGCACTGATAAAGCTATATTTGGATATGGAACAAGTCCTGTTACGGCAATAACCAATCTAGTATCAAATACTGGTGTTGTTGCTAATGATACTGCAGGTGTTGGTACTGCTAGATATTCATTAGCAGCCGCAGGTTATGGCACTGATAAAGCTATATTTGGATATGGTCTCGGAGGTGGTGGTTATCTATCAATGACCAATCTAGTAAGTAACACTGGTGTAGTTGCATCAGATACTACCGGAGTTGGTACTGCAAGATACGGTCCAGCGGCTGCAGTCTACGGAACTGATAAAGCTATATTTGGATATGGAAATAGTGTTGATGGTTACGTATCAGTGACCAATCTAGTATCAAATACAGGTGTAGTTGCTACTGATACAACTGGTGTTGGTACTACTAGAGGTACATTGGCGGCTGCAGCCTACGGTTCGTAAAATTAGAATTAGCATAAATACATTTATTATAAAGGAAAATAAAATGATAGACTTAGAAAACATGCCTGCTCCAACAGCAGAGGAAATTGCAGAAGCAAGAGAAAATGCATTTAATGCAGAACATCCAGCATCATGGACATGGAACGAAGAGGCAACTTCATATGTTGCTCCAGTTGCTATTCCAAGTGATGGTTATCCATACTTATGGGATGAAGCTACAACTAATTGGGTACCATTTCCGGATTATCCAAGAGATTAAAGAATGTCGGTAACATTTAGTGGTGGCGGTGTAACAATATCAGGCGGAGGATGGACTCTTACTGCCGCGCCACCGTCAACTCCAACGGCAGGATGGTTTGGTGGCGGCCTCTCGGCACCCTTTTCAACAGTAGACCGTATTACATATGCAATTGATACTGCAACAGCTAGTGTGCGTGGTCCACTTTTTCAGACCATAGCCAGGTTGGCCGCAACAGGTAATACCACTGATGGATGGTTTGGTGGTGGTACCGGCCAAGGCGGAACCCTAACATCAACAGTTAATAGAATCACATATGCAATTGATACTGCAACAGCTAGTGTACGTGGTCCACTAAGTTCGGCTAGACGATATTTAGCCGCAACCGGCAATACAACTGATGGATGGTTTGGTGGTGGTATTGATACGTTAGCTAACGTATCAACAGTAGATAGAATCACATATGCAACTGATACTGCTACAGCTAGTGTACGTGGTCCACTATCTTCGGCTAAACGATATTTGGCTGCATCCGGCAATACAACTGACGGATGGTTTGGTGGTGGTTTATTATCGGTATCCCTTTCAACTGTAGCACGAATCACATATGCAACTGATACTGCAACAGCTAGTGTTCGTGGTCCACTAAGTTCTGCTAAATATGGCCTTGCCGCAACCGGTAATACTACATATGGTTGGTTTGGTGGTGGGTATATGCCTGGCACCGGCGTCGCCGGCGGTATTTCAACGGTAGATAGAATCACATATGCAACTGATACTGCTACAGCTAGTGTACGTGGTCCACTATCTTCGTCTAGACGATATTTGGCTGCATCCGGCAATACAACTGACGGATGGTTTGGCGGTGGTGTTGGGATCGGTGGACCTAGCGTATCAACGGTAGATAGAATCACATATGCAACAGATACTGCAACTGCAAGTGTACGTGGTCCACTTAGTTTAGCTAGACATGCTTTGGCATCAGCTTCCGGCATACAATAATAATATAAAGATTTAAAAAGAATGAGTATAACAATAACAGGTGGATTTACAGCAACAGGCGGAGGATGGACGCTTGAGGCACCACCAGCTGGGGTAAAGGCTATATTTGGATACGGCTATGATGGCGCCGGTACATCAGTAACCAATCTGGTATCAACCACCGGTGTAGTATCTACTGATACTGCAGGTGTCGGTACTGCTAGATGGTATCTTGCAGCCGCAGGTTACGGTACTGATAAAGCTATATTTGGATACGGAAACACTAGTGGTGGATTAGTATCAATAACCAATCTAGTAAGTAATACAGGCGTTGTTGCTACCGACACTGCAGGCGTCGGTACTGTTAGACGAAGCCTTGCAGCCGCAGGTTACGGTACAGATAAAGCTATTTTTGGATATGGAATTATTACAGGAGGTACTACTGCTGTATCAATGACTAATCTAGTATCAAACACCGGCGTTGTGGCTGGTGATACATCAGGAGTGGGTACTGCTAGATATACATTAGCGGCCGCAGGTTATGGAACAGATAAAGCTATATTTGGATATGGATTTTCGCTGACGCTTGGAACAAATGTGTCCATGACTAATTTGGTATCAAACACCGGTGTAGTTGCTAGTGATACAACAGGTGTTGGCACTGCTAGAGAAAGTTTAGCAGCCGCAGGTTATGGAACTGATAAAGCTATATTTGGTTATGGTTATTCATCTGATAGAACATCAATTACAAACCTAGTATCAAATACCGGTGTTGTTGCTAGTGATACAACTGGTGTTGGTACTGCTAGACATAGTCTTGCGGCCGCAGGCTATAGTACTGATAAAGCTATATTTGGATATGGAAATAGTGGATCATTTACTGCAATAACCAACCTAGTATCAAATACCGGTGTAGTAGCAACAGATACTGCAGGCGTAGGTACTGCTAGATTATATCTTGCAGCCGCAAGTTACGGTTAAACAACAATTTACCATAATCATTGCTAACTAAATCATTCTATGTTACAATAGATAAATGATTAAGTTAACAGTACCCTTACCCAAAAGTATCACAATCGCATTCAGTGGAGGTGTTGACTCTTGCGCTATAGTTGACTTTCTAAGTCGTAAACATAATGTCTCTTGCGCTTACTTTCATCATGGCACTGAACATAGTAACAAAGCACTAGAATTTGTATCTAAATTCTGTGAGGATAGAACTATCCCATTATATTTAGGTGTGCTAAATCGGGAAAAACCCAAATCAATGAGTCAAGAAGAATTCTGGAGAGAAGAACGCTATCAATATTTTGCTACTCACGGCCCAATCATTACTGCTCATCACTTAGATGATTGTGTAGAAACATATATCTGGTCATGTCTTCATGGTACACCCAAAGTGATTCCATTAACAAGAAATAATGTATTACGTCCATTTCTAACTACAAGAAAAGAAGATTTTATCTATTGGTGCGAAAGTCATAACATTGAATGGTGTGAGGATAAATCTAATAAAAATAACAAATATATTCGTAACTATATTCGCAATGAACTAATGCCACATGCATTAAAAGTAAATCCCGGTCTACATACTTTGGTAAAAAAGATTGTAGAAGGTAAAAAAAATACTTGACTTCCCTGCACAAGCCATGTATACTAACTAATTATTTAAGGAGAAACTATGTCGGATTATAACAGAACGTTTAATGGTGAGGCAAAAATTAAGCTTACCCAAATCGTAAATGAAGGTATGCATGTACTACATGAAATTGATACATTGAATGGTGGATTAAATGACACTATCAAGGCGGTTGCTGAGGAGCTGGAAATCAAAGCTAGTACATTAAAAAAAGCAATTAAATTGGCACACAAAGCCGGACTCACTCAAACTAACAAGGATCACGAAGATTTGAATTCCATACTTGAGGCGGTTGGAAAAACATTATAACGTTTTAAACAATCTCCAACCTTTAACAGATTTTGGAGATTGTTTTTTATTAACAAGTTGACTTACGTTCCCCCTAGAAGCTCCAGTCATCTTACAAAAATCGTAAGCAGTTGAGTGCTTTACTTCTCCGGTTGAAATATTTTCAAATATGTAAATATTATGATCAAATACAGGATTATGAGTTGCAGGATTTTTTCTTAAGTAATGATTATTTCCGGATTTTTTCTTCATTGCATCCTTATTATGCCATGGGGCATCTTTATTAGACATTCTAAGTGATTGCGCTTTCCGCCTGTTACTATCTTTCATATGATGGAATTCCCCAGATCGTTTAGCAACAATATTAGGATCCTTCATCGGGTTGTTTATAGTAAATAAAATTCCACCGCCAGTTCCTTCTTCAGGTTTTTCATTGGCCCAAAGTTTTTTACCATACTTATCAACTGAATTTACAACGTCCCATAGATCACTATAGTAACGACCTGTTTGTTTTAATTCTTCTTTTGTGGTACATTCGTGAATTATTTCACGTGATATGTCAAACCCGTGAACTTTTAAATGTCTTATCCAATATACACCGCTACCAAAATATTTATTTAAGTCTTTGGTAGTATATCCTAAATATTTTAATCCGGTTGAATTATGTGTCATGACGTAAAGTTTATAAATACTCATGCTGATTGCTCCTTGTAGCGTTAGAGTGAGTGGGTATTACCAGTACCGCGACTCACACTTATTTATCCCTTTTCAATTGAATTTACAATACTTTTAACTTATAATCAACACATGAAAGAAATATTTAATGTCATACGTTGATGCAATACACTCAAGGGATGAGGATCGTATCTACGTTGTAGAACGAGATAAAGACGGCAAGCGTCAATACAAAGAATACCCTACTAACTACGTATTGTACTATCCCGATCCTAGGGGTAAACAACGTAGTATCTATGGCGATCCAGTCAGTCGTTTTAGCACACGTAAACGACAAGAGTTTGAAAAAGAAAGACGCATCCACTCAAATAAGAAATTATTTGAAAGTGATGTTCCGGTAATCTTTCGCTGTCTAAGTGAAAACTATCTTGGCATTGATGCACCCAAACTTCATACTTGCTTCTTTGACATTGAGGTAGACTTTGATCCTGAAAAAGGTTTCAGTCCTACAAGTGATCCATTCAATCCTGTAACTGCTATCAGTTGTTACTTAGATTGGCTAGATCAATGTATTACATTAGTGATTGCTCCGAAACATATGAGCAGTGAAACAGCCCAAGAAATCACTAATGAATTTGATAATACAATGCTATTCAAATCAGAGAAGGAAATGTTTGACGTTTTCTTTCAACTTATTGAAGATGCTGATGTATTGACTGGCTGGAACTCAGAAGGATATGATATACCTTACATGGTCAATCGTGTTACTAGGGTTATGAGTAAAGATGATACACGCAAGTTTTGCTTGATGGGTCAACTGCCTAAAGCTAGAGAATACGAACGATTTGGTAAAAGTGAAACAACATATGACTTAGTAGGTCGTATTCACTTAGACTATCTACAACTATACAAAAAGTATAACTATGAAAGTCGTCATAGTTACAAACTTGATAGTATCGGTGAGATGGAAGTAGGTGAAAACAAAACTCAATATGAAGGTACTCTTGACCAACTGTATAACAAAGACTTCAAAAAGTTCATTGAATACAATAGACAAGATACTATGTTGTTGGTGAAAATTCACAACAAACTTAAGTTTTTAGAATTAGCTAATCAACTTGCACATGAGAACACAGTATTGCTTCCAACAGTAATGGGTTCAGTAGCAATGATTGAGATGGCAATTTTTAATGAAGCCCATGAACGTGGGCTTGTAGTTCCAGATAAAAAACGAAAGGTTGAAAATGAAGAAGATGTCCAGCAGGCAGCAGGTGCCTTTGTTGCTACGCCGAAAAGAGGTATGCATGAATATGTCGGAGCAGTTGACATTAACTCACTCTATCCCTCGGTTATTCGTGCCCTCAACATGGCAGGAGAAACCATCGTTGCTCAAGTCAGACAAACAATCACTGACCAATATATGCACGACAAAGGCTTACGATTAGCTAGTGAAAAGAAACGTCACAAAGAAGGTGATGATGCCGTTACAGGATCTATTCTCTGGGAAAATCTATTCGGTGCATTAGAATATACTGCAATTATGAATCAAGAACGTGGTACAATTCTTACTGTTGATTTTGAAGATGGTCGTAGTGTAGAAATGAGTGCGGCCGAAATCTGGAAGATGATATTTGATAGTCATAAGCCCTGGATGTTAAGTGCTAATGGTACAATCTTTACTTATGAAAAAGAAGGTGTAGTTCCCGGTCTACTTACACGTTGGTACTCAGATCGTAAAGAGATGCAGAAAAAACTCAAAGAAGCAACTAATACAGAGGATAGAGAGTACTGGGATAAACGACAACTTGTTCGTAAAATTTTACTTAACTCAGCATATGGTGCATTGTTAAATGAACATTGCAGATTCTATGATAAACGTATCGGTCAAAGTGTAACACTATCTGGTCGGCAGATTGTTAAACACATGATGAGTACTATCAACGAAACAGTTGAAGGTGTCTATTCTCATGACGGTAATGCTATTGTATATGGTGATACTGACTCATGCTACTTTACAGCCTATCCTACACTAAAGCCACAGATTGATAGTGGTGCATTAGAGTGGAATAAAGAAACTTGTATTGGTCTATATGATGGCATTGCTGAACAAGCAAATGAAAGTTTCCCTGCATTCATGGAGAAAGCATTTCACGCTCCAAGAAAGAACGGTGAAATTATCAAAGCTGGTCGTGAACTGATCGGTGATCGTGCTATCTTTATTGTTAAGAAACGTTATGCTATTAACATCTTTGACAAAGAAGGTAAACGTAAAGATAAAAATGGTGATTTGGGTGATATCAAAGCTATGGGTCTTGACTTGAAACGTGCTGATACTCCTAAGTATGTACAAGAGTTCTTAATGAATGTACTACAGATGGTTCTTCAACAAGGTAAAGGTCGTGATGAAGTTATTGAAGCAGTAAAAGATTTCAAACGAGTACTAACTGCACAAGATAGTTGGACTAAGGGTTCGCCTAAAGGTGTAAACAAACTTACAATGTACGGTGACTTAGAAGCTAAGAGTAGTACAGGTCGTGCAAATATGCCCGGTCACGTAAGAGCCGCACTTAACTACAATTACTTGCGTAGAGTAAACGGTGATCAATATAGTCAAAAGATTATTGATGGTATGAAGGTTGTAGTATGTAAACTTAAAAGTAATCCATTAGGGTTTACCAGTGTAGCATATCCCGTAGATGAATTACGTTTGCCCAAATGGTTTACAGAGTTACCATTTGATGATTCAGCTATGGAACAAACATTAGTAGATGAGAAGATAGATAACTTATTGGGTGTACTTGGTTGGGATATTCGTAGCAATACAGATACCAATAGTACATTTGATGATTTATTTGTTTTCGGTTAAATTGGTGTTGCAATTCGTAATATATTCCTATATAATACGTATCACAACTACCTAAATAGTTAAAACAAAGGAAAAATATGAAAGATAATTTACAAGATTTAATTCAACATACGCATGGCTTAGGCTGTATTGAGTTGATTAAAGTCAGTGGAACTGACACAGAGACAACTGTAAACGCAGTAGCAGAAGATAAATCTGTTATCGTTAGTGGTGTGCTTAAACATCCTAGCGCAGAGTTTATAGGAACTTTCGGTATGCCTAACTTAGGTAAACTAAAAACAATTCTAGGCTTTGATGATTATGATGAGCATAGTAAAATCACTGTTACACGTGTCAAAAAAGACGGAGTTGATGTACCGGAATATATTCACTTTGAAACAAAAGCAGGTGATTTCGTTAACGATTATCGTTTGATGAGTAAAGCTATTGCGGATGAGAAAGTTAAGACTGTAATGTTCAAGGGTACTACTTGGGGTGTTGAATTTGAACCTACTATTGCTGGCATTCAACGACTAAAGCGTCAAGCAAGTGCTAATAGTGAAGAAAAGAACTTTACTACTAAAACAGAAAACGGTAACTTAATGGTTTACTTCGGTGATCCGTCAACTCACTCAGGTAACTTTGTGTTTCATCCCGGTGTTACTGGTACGTTGAATAAAGCATGGATGTGGCCTGTTAAAGAGTTCTTAAGCATCATGGATCTACCCGGCGATAAGATTATTCGTATCGGTGATGCAGGTGCAACAGAGATTGTTGTTGATAGTGGTCTAGCAGTTTATCGTTACTTACTCCCAGCACAAGCGAAATAATGGAACAAGATAATCTATCAGCAAAACAAAACCCAGATTGGGCATTGTTCTTACCCGCAGTCAGTAGTTTCTATATCTCTGGCTTG